ACTATAATTAATATGCAGGTGTAGCATTTGCTGGAATGCGTTTACTTACCAAGTAAAAGAAATTAGTTCAATTCTAGTCACCTTGCTCAAATAAAAAAGAGAAGATTTAATCTTCTCTTTTTTGTATCAAGTGATTCTTAAATAGATCCCGAATAATATTAAATCCACAAATTCTACATTCTACATATTCTTCCATATGTTTAGCTCAAATAATTTAAAATTTGATACAATTTTATTTTTATTTTTTCCAATATTGTTAATGGTCTATCTTTTTGTAATTCATCATAATATATATCTCCGATGCATTTTTCTTGTATTGTTCCATCTGAATTTTTTACTAACACTCTCATTATGAAGTAATTACATTTTCCCGTTTGTCTCGATGCCATTAATATACTCCTTGGATTTTTAGAATATAAATCAATTATATCTTTTTGATAATCTCGAAGTTTCATCGGACCGATTGTACCATCTTCTCGTTTAATGCTACAATATTTTTCCGCAAAATAATGAATACTAACTTTACATTTAACATATTCTTCAAATTCATCATCTGTCATTGCGAATATTAAATTTGATTTTCTAATTCCTCGTAAATTTGAAAACCATAATTTTTCGTATCGTTTTAATATTTTACCTAAGTTTTCCTTTTCTTCAATTTCATTTATTATTTCGGTTGTTAAAATAAACTCTTCAACTCTTTCTGCCATATAATTTATTTTTTTTGTTTATATATAAAAAAATGGCATCTTTGTTAAAAAAACGAATGGATACATTGGATATAAAATACAACGCATTAAAAATACATGGTTGTCTTTCTGAAGAAGATTTTTTGAATCAATTTGGTTCAATTGAAAATTTCAAAAAACAGCAAAAACAGAAGATTAGGAAATCTAAATTATTAAAAATTATTCAAATATAAATTCTATGTTATACCCTTTTATGACAAAATTTAGATATAATATATCTCTCAGTGTACCTTCGAATAATTCAATATCAAAGGTATATCCTAATGCATTTAATTCTGGAATATAACTATTTATTTGTTCTTCAACTTTACTTTTTAGATTACCGCTTGTGATTCTTGTTTGCCACAAATAATACTCTAAATTGACACCGATATTAATATCACCCAATACTTCACCTTTATTTGTAAATAAAATCATTTCTAACTTTTGAACAATAACTTCAATTTCATCATCTTCGATAATTCTATTTTCTTCATATTTTGGGTGACCATCATATCTAATAACTAAATCTTTTACATCTCTTAGTGCCATAAGAACTCATTTTTTATTATATATATTAAAAATACATTTTCATATGGAAGAAATTAATTTTATTAGTATAATAGACTATATTGGAGAGATAAATAATGGGGTTGCGATATTATTATCTATGAAAATTATAGATAAAATATATGAAATTGGATATTGGTTCGACAAAAATGATAATTATATTATGTCTGCCGATGATAATTTTTTAACAGATTTTAAAATTACAAATATATATGAATATAAAAATTACAAATTATTAGCATATTATATATATACTTTTGTTCTAGATAATAAAGATGAAATATTTAATGAATTTCTAAATAAGTCATAAAATGATAGTTACTTAGCAAGTCTAAATAAATTATAATTTATTTTGTTATCATATGTCCAACATTCTAATTTTAAATTATATTTACAATCTAATTCATTGTTTTCTGCGGCTTTAATTATTAAACGACATTCTTCGTTAGTTAAATTGTAACTATATTTAATTTCTTTAATCGTTAAGTAATCACTACTTGGCATTTTATATTGTATTAAGCAACATTGTAAACTCATTATTAAAACTATAATCCATAATAACTTTTTCATATTTAAAATATTATTTTCTTGTTGTTGTACCTTTCCATATTATATTTACGGTATTAAATCCGCTTGTTGTTTTAGGATCTTCACTAAAATATACACCATTTCTGTTACTCCACCCACCTCTTAATATAACTAATTCATTATATCCTATAACTATATCACCAAGAGTTGGATCTATTCCGATCATTTTTGATGCATTATAAGTAGATGATGTACTATATGCAACAACCGTTGATGTGCCTTTAGATAATATTACATTATTATCTGTCATATTTTCACCGTTTATTGAATTTATTAATGTGTTAGATGTAGATGTTCCAGAATTCATAATATTGTTTCTATATGAATCCGATGATACATTTACCGAGTTAGATGAAGTGGCATATATAGATTCTATCGTTGTTAATTTATTAGTTGATAGTAATGCTCCGTCTTTATGATAATCTTCATTATCTTTACTTACAAATTCTAAATTAAGTGAATCGATACCATCAATTTGTTTCAATATTGATATTAATTCAGCTTTAACAACTCTATCATATCTATCATAGTTAGAAAAATAATCGGACAATACAGAAATTACATTTTCTCTAATATTATCTTCTAATACGTCATCGAATCTTCTAATAAATAGATGTATAACATATTTTTTAATTTTCGGGTTGATTATTTTAATAGATGATGTTATACTAATTATTCCTTGCATTTTAAGATATGTTAGTATTCTTTGTTTTTCAGTTTCATCTAAATAAAATGCATCAAATGGGACATTAAAATAATTAACATTTTCTGAATAATAATCGGTTATTCTAGGTATTAAATATAAATACATTTCGTTTATATTTATTTGATCTAATGAACCATCACTATCAATATCAATTTTAATCATATCTAATGTATTAAAAGCGTTAACTTTAGAGAACATATTTAATTTTTTTAAATGGTAAATATATTGTGCTGGTGTTGCTAATACAAAATTTCTAGATACATATGGTATAACAGATTTTGTGTAATTTATACTCTCACCATCAGACGCAAATTTTATATCAGTTTCTATAAAAATATCAAAAAATTTATTAACTTGAATAACATTACCATCACCATCATATAAATCGTCTATAAATGTAAAATCGCTGACTTTATTATTTAATATATTACCTTGCAAACCGTTAGTTAATAGATATGTGACTTGAATTACCGATCCAATTTCTGGGATTATTCCATTTATTCCATTTCCAAAATAAACATCTAATCCACCATTAAATCCTGTTCTGGTAAAACATGAATATTCATTTTCGCTCATGTCCGTTAAATGGTCTTTAATATTTAAATTTATACCATTTAATGTAATTTGATAATCAAAATTATCAATAGTTGAATTATTACTAACTGATACTTGATATGATTGAGATATTGTACCATCACCTGTAAATGATTGAGTTTCATATTTACCTTGTGTTACGTTTACAAAGAATTGACATCCAGGTAATAACGGATAATAATTCTTAGTTGTACCTATTTTTAATGAGTAATAAAGGCTATTCGTTTTATTTTTAATTACTGTATTATCATATATTATTATTTTACTCCCAGCTATATTTTGACTAATATTTACACCTTGTTTCAATTTAAATTTTAATGTACCTTTTGCTGATATCGCTCTTGATGGGTTGTGTCCAGACATTCTAGCAATATTACTAATCATTCGTTTAGAATTAGCTTGATCTATATCTAATTGTTTAACAAAGTTCTTTAAATATAATATATTTTGAAGAAACATTTCTTTAACGACTTCTAATATTTGACCATAAGGTGATGCAGAATTAAATAAAATGCTAGATTTATCATAAACTGAACTTATCCAATTTATTATTTGGTTTGTAATATTTGAATAATTTAATTCAATTCTAGTAAATGCTCTATTTAGTTTTGTGCTTCTTGCCATTACATTTGTATCTTATTTTTTATGGTGTTTCCTATAGTTTCAACTAAACTTTTTAAACTTGATGTTTTTTCCTCATATTTATCGTTTAAAAATTCGAAACTAAATAAATATTCTGAGTCTGATTCTTTGGATATAACCATCTTTACATTTTGATTATTATTTAAGTCTATTGAAAATTCAAAATTTAGAAACTTGCATGGTGATATTTCTATTTTTTCAACTTTAACATTTATTATAGATATATCTGAAATTTTATTTTCTTCAAACCAAGTATTAATTAACGTTGATGGAGATTTAATAAATTCAGATAATATTTTTATGTTTTCACCAAATTTATTATTTTTAAATATATTAGATATTTTATTTGAAAAATCATCAATATCAACGAAATCAATTCTAACATACTCACAATTTATATCAAATAAGTATGTGAAATGATTTTTTGCTAATTTTATTTTCTCATAGTCAGTATTAAATATAATTTTTGTGTAGATAATATTGACATCATCATATAAAATTTTATTCATTGATATCACTAACCTTAAATCTTGGGTGTTTGTTTTTTCGTATACTGTATCCACAGATAGAACTTTTGTATCATTAAATGTTTCTTTTATTTTATTAACTATATCTTTAACTAAAATTTCCATAAATTATATTATTTTATAAGACACATTATATCTTTCTGCGAAAGTTGATGTGTTATCAGCGTTAACTCTTAATATTGTAGCTTGTATACCTCTATAAAAACTTATTCTAGGTTGACCAACTAAAGTAGAACCGCAAAGATTTAATTCTGGGTTGTCGTTATTCACAGGTAAATTTATAGTCAAATGGATACCTATTTTATTTATAACTGAATATGAACCACTAAAATCTTTTACACTGTTGTCACTCATTCTAAAGTATAAATTTTGAACATAAACAGTATTACCACTCTTGAATATATCTTCAGTTAATACTAATTCTATATTTGTGTTACCTGAACAACATGTCACACCAGTGAAAACATCTGTACAATTGACATATATATTTTCATTTAAATAGTAACTATCTAAAAATGTAGTAGTATCATCTGGATTTGATGAATTATACCATTTTAAATCTTTTGGTAAATCAACACTAAATATATTTCGTTCTTCTAACGTATTATTATTATTAAACATCATATTTAAATCTAATTTTTGTCCAAAATTTGCATGATCTGGTTTAATTATAATATCTAATTTTTGTTTATTTTTTAAATCTCTATCTAATAATACTACGACACTACTATTCTCATCAGAATTTGTATGATTATCATTTACTAAATTTAATAACATATTTGCAGTAAATGATATAGCGACAGGATATGATGCCCCAGTATTAGTATAATTATAATTGTATGCCTCTGTTAAACTGACATTTTTTATTTCATCATAATCAACAGATATAACATTAAATTTTAATTTAGGATATATCCCAGAATTATCAACTGATATTTTAGCTGTATCAGAATCCACAAATTGGTTTGTTTTATACACATTTAATAAATTTTCAATATTTTTCATTTTTAATTTTAATTCATCGATTGAAGTTTGAGTATAAATTAAACTTTTCATATCTTGCATATCTTGATTCATCCTAACAAATTCTGATATAATATTTACAAAATTTTCATTTACTTGATAAAATCTTCTCATCATTTCATTATACATATCAAATCCGAACATATTATATATTGTTGATGGATCATATGTTAGCGGTTGAATATCATTATCTATATTATAGTGCAAATTAAGATTAAACATATATGATAGTCCATCATGTTCACCGTTAGTTACCAATTTATGATATGGTGTAATCAATGTTCCATCATTATCATCGTCATTATCAGGATTATTTAAAAATTCTATACCATATAAATTAACATATGAATGTACATTATTATCTTGGTCTCTTTCTATTAATTCATAATACCAAAGAATTGCATTAAAATCGAAATCTTCGGGTGCTTGACCATTTATAGAAATAGAACTAAACTCATCAAAATTTTTAGTTTCTAAATTTGGTATATTCGTTTTATAATAATGATTCCTATCAACATCTAAAAACACACCATCGATATTATCAGAATTAAAATCTGTTAATTTCTCAATATAATCATCTGCACTTAGACCAGTATTATCTGTTAATTTGATACCATAATAATCACCTTGATATCTAATATTATCACCATTACTACATAAATATGTATTATTCTCAGTATCAAACTGACCATAAAACGATCCAGGGTAATTTGTAGGATTTGTTCTTATTGGTGAATTTAAACTTTCAGCACCAATAATAAATCGTTGAATTTCATCTGCTAATATTGGTAATTCTAAATTAGGATAATAGTTAGTATTACTCCTAATACCAAAAAGTACACTAGGTGTTCTACCCCCTTGATGTGGAATATAGGCTGTGACTTCCTGACCGATTCTTGATGCAGTTTGGATATTTGTTATTTGATTTATTTCACCAATATATTGTATTAATCTATTGTAATGTAAATAAATATATGTTGTTTGCAAAGTGTTACCTATTGTACTATTACCACCACCTTGAAATCTAACATCTAAATTTATATATGATGTAGTACCAGAAAATGTGATCTTACCGATTGTATAAATCTCACCAAATACTATTGGATCAGTTCCATTACTTAATTTCGATTCGTCTGAAGATGTGTTACTTTTTAAAATTATTTTATCTCCATTTTTAAATTTTGTTATTTCGGTAATTTCTAATTGTATAGTATTGTTACCTTCGTACTGATATGTTGAATCCTCATAAAAATTGACTATTTTATAATCAATAACTTCTCGTTCTTTCCATAGATATTTTTTAAAATAATCAACATTATTTATGGTTGATGCATTTGGGTTATCAAAATCTGATAAATTCTTATCCCAATCTACTTTATGTACCGCAGGTTCAAAATCGATCATATTTAATTTTCTGCACCATTTCCAAAAAATTTGTTCAGTTGGAGTGTATCTCTCACTAATATTATAGAAATCTGTATTTGAATTTATTCTACTTTCATGACATGTCGTGTCATAATTGGCAACATAATTTCTTAACGATTCTACTAACTGATCTGATAGTTTAGTTGGTGTCGTATAATTTGGATCATCACTATAAAATGGAGCATTACCATCATTACGTTTAGGTATAAAGTCCATAATACCATCTATTGGTCGCTCTTGATTAGCTGAAGGCTCTTGCCTAGGTATATTTATGAGTACAAATTTAGTGAAATTTAAATCATAAAAATCATTATAATTTGCTAAGTTTAAATCAGAAGCACTCGATGGGAAAGCGTAGAATGACGTACCACGCTGTTTCATTGCCTTATATAAGGGAGTAGACATATTTATATTATATTATTTTTTAATTTATCAATAATATTATCATCATATTTGATTCTAATTAATTGAATATTATTTTTTATACAAAAATCAGTTTTAATTTTATCATTATTTTGTGTATATATCAATTTTTTAATCCCACCAAAATACTTTATTGGGATATAATGTTGTATACCATCAAATTCAACACATATATTATATTTAGGTAAATAAAAATCGAAGGGTAATTTTAATACATTTATACAATCTTTAAATTTTTTTTGTCGTGTAAATAAAATATTAGAATCAGTTAAAAATTTCGTAATTTCTCTTTCACCTAAACTTTCTTTACAAAATGGACACCCACGATTATTGTTTATATGTTCAGACGCTTTTTGTTCAAATTCTCCATGTGTTGGACAAATTATTTTAACCTTATCAAATGCTCCAACATATTTTACCAAAGAATAATCATATTTATTCCCATGAATTTTTTTAGCCCTCATAATAAAATTATCAGTATCTAATCGTTTAATATCGTCTGAACATTTTTTACAACCATTACCCCTAATATGATATTTTGGTAATTGTTCAAATTCTCCATGAATAGAACAAATTATTTTAACATTATTTTCGTCATTAATATATTTTACTAAAGAATAATCATATTTGTCGTTGTGTATTAATTTAGCATTTTGTATAAATTTATTTTCTCTATTACATAAAGCACACCCATATTTTAAATGTGGTTGTGGAAACTGTTCAAATTCGCCATGTATTGGACAAATTATTTTAACTTTTGTGTATGTGTTTTTATAATCAACTAAAGAATAATCAAATTTATTTCCATATAATTTTTTAGCATTTTCAACGAAATTCTTTCTTCTATAACCACATTCGGAACAACCATATCCATTTAAATGTGAATATGGAAATTGTTCAAATTCACCATGTTCTGGACAAATTATTTTAACTTTAATGTGTGAATCATTATAGTCAACTAAAGAATAATCATATTTATCATTATGTATTTTTTTAGCTTTTATTATAAATTCATTAGTTGTTAATTTTTTAGTTCCACCGCAATATGGACAACCTTGCTTTCTATGAATATGTTTATCTGGTGTCTGTTCAAATTCACCATGTATTGAACATATAATTTTAATTTTAGTTTTTGAATTAACATAATTAACTAAAGAATAATCATATTTATCCCTGTGTATATCCGTTGCTTTGTTTATAAACCAAATATTATCATAAATCATATTCTATATATAAAATTTTATATCTTCATAAATAAAAAAAGAGTGGTAATTACCACTCTTTTTAAAAACTATACTCTCTTACCATTTTAATTATCTTCCCATAAACGTTTATTTAATTCCATTCTAATGATATGAATATCTATATCATAATCATCATTTTCTTTTTTTAAATGTTCATATTTCTCGTTTTGTGAAATATTACATTCAATTAAATTTTCGTTTTGCTCATATAAATACTCTAATGACGTTAATATCGTTTGAAGATTAGTTGTCGTCATTTGTTCATACATTTTAATTGTGTCCATTTGTTAATTTATTAAATGTTTAATTTTGTTTTTTCTACTATTTATTATTTGGTTTCTTGTTAGCATATTATAGTTTTTTGATAAATTAGTTGCTAAATATTCAGTATAATTAATACATTTATCAATATTTTCAGCTAAATATTCAGTGTAATCAATACATTTATCAATATTTTCAGCTATATATTCAGTATAATTCATCTTTTAAAATTAGTTTTCTGATATTTTTAAAATATATGAAAAAAATTACAAAAAGTTGATATTATTTACCTGTGTCTCGGATTTTCCCTGAATACATCACCTTTATTTATATAGACCATTCTGGTATGTTGATCCAATATCCAAGTAAATACATTAAATCCCTTTTTAAGAAATCTATTTTGAAAATCTTCGAATATTTTATCATCATAATTAAATACTGCGTGATGATATTCCAAAGATATACTCTTTACTTTTTCTAAATTATGATCTGATAGTCCAGATAATATCATCAGTTCTGCACCTTCGGTATCAATTTTCAAAAAATCAATATGGTCTATAAAGTTTCGTTCAATGATATCATCTAATGTTATTGTATCTACTGTAAGATTTCTATGTTGGAAATGTCCAGAATTTCTATCGAATTCTGTTTCAACAATTGTGTGACCACCATTACCACTTTCAGTATATAATAATTCTATATTTTGATCGCTTTTATCTGTAACCGCTAAATTAAAAACTTCCACATTAGGATTATTTTTTTTATTTAATTCATAATTTTCTTTATATGGTTCAAATGATAAAACCCTAGATGCACCCATATCAATAGCAAAGGATGAAAATATTCCAATATTCCCACCACAATCAACAACAACATCACCTACGTTAATCTTACAATCACCCTTAAAATAATCTT